AAGATAACAGATATCTTATCCACATTAAATAAAGAGCCAGTGAATGTAGAATGGCTATTAGAAACCACAGAAAAGTTTTGTAAAGATCGTGCCATACATAATGCGATACTTAACGGTATTCAAATATTAGATGGCAAAGATAAACAACATACTCCAGAGTATCTACCTGAATTATTATCAGGTGCTTTAGGTGTATCATTTGACCAGAAGGTCGGGCATGATTATTTACTAGAGTCACAGGAAAGATATGACTTTTATAGAAAGAAAGAAGAAAGACTTGAATTAGATTTAAATTTCTTCAACAAGATTACAAGAGGTGGTATACCAAGTAAGACTTTAAATATATGTCTTGCAGGTACAGGTGTTGGTAAGACAATGTTTATGACTCACCTTGCTTCATCTATATTATTACAAGGTAAGAATGTATTATACATTACTATGGAAATGGCTGAAGAAAGAATTGCTGAGAGAATAGATGCTAATCTATTGAATGTAGGTATGAGTGATCTTGAAGAATTACCATACTCTATGTATGAAACAAAGATAAACAAATTACAAAGTAAGACGACAGGTAAGTTAATCATTAAAGAATATCCTACTGCGTCTGCTCACACAGGTCACTTCAAGAATCTATTGAGTGAACTTGCAATGAAAAAATCATTTAAACCAGATATCGTATTTGTTGACTATCTAAACATTTGTGCCAGCGCTAGATTTAAACCAGGTGCAAGTGTGAATAGTTATACTTACATTAAATCAATTGCAGAAGAACTAAGAGGTCTTGCAGTTGAGAATGATGTGCCTATTTTCTCTGCTACACAAACTACAAGAGCTGGTTTTGTAAGTAGTGATGTAGGTTTAGAAGATACATCTGAAAGTTTTGGTCTTCCTGCAACAGCAGACTTTATGTTTGCTTTGATTAGTAGTGAAGAACTAGAAGAAAAAAATCAGATAATGGTTAAACAATTAAAGAATAGATATAATGATCCAACGATCAATAGAAAATTTATTCTAGGTGTTGATAGATCAAAGATGAGATTCTATGATGTAGAACAATCAGCACAAACAGATTTAGTTGAGAGTGGTCAAACACCTTCAACTGATAATAAATTCGGGAAAAAGATAGGTCAATTCTCGGACTTTAAAATATAAAGACCTAACTAAAAAGGAAATAAAATGGCTACAGGAAAAGTAAAATGGTTTGACGCTAAAAAAGGATTCGGATTTATAACACCAGACGATGGTGGTAAAGACGCATTTCTTCATGTGTCAGCATTACAAGCTGCTGGTGTTGAATCAGTTAATGATGGACAAGCAGTAACCTACGAACTAACAGAACAGCGTGGTAAAGAAGCTGCTTCTGAAATACAACTAACATAAGGGGAATAAAATGGCAATAACAATTGATGGCAAGTCATATGACGAAACTAAACTAGACGAAAAGTGTAAAAACGCTATCGTACAGGTCAATTCATTACAAGGAAAACTAAGACAGTTATCAGCAGAGTTTGATAACGTTAAGGTTTTAATTAAACATCATAGCGAATACTTAACTGGTAATCTACCTGCAAGTGCTTTAGTAGAAGAAGAAGCTGCTAAAGATGGTGAGCCTGTTGAAGAACCTAAAGTATAGTATGAGAAAAAAGAAAAGCAGCAATAGGACTCGACACTTTCCTGGTGATAAAAGACCAGGAAAAGATATATTAAAAAATAAGATGTCTTATGATGTAAAGTTAAGTAAGTACGAGGGACAAATGCGATGGATGGTTATCGAGAAACCAACTGGCAGTATCCTTTGTGCCTCAACTTTTGAAGATAAAGCGAGAGACCTTGCTGCTTTTCACAATAAACATAAACAATGGGTTCCACAAGGAGGTGTTGTTAAGTTTTTAACACTAGGTAAAATATAATAAACAAGAGGAAGACTATGAGTAAAGACGGTAAAATTAAAGCAACTAAAAATGGTGCTGGAATGGCTCTAGGAATGAGTATGTTTATAAAACAAGCTCAGGCATTTTATGCCAAAGGACCTAGAAGTGAACTTGGTGACTTTCATAATACTATTAATGCTCAAGATGACCATTTCACAGAGGAAGAAATTCAAAAGTATTATAATAAAGCAATTGAAGATAATGAACAAGATTGGGTAAAAGAAGTTTGGGAAAGAATTAGTACTCCTGATTTAAAACTATTAAGTGTAAATCTTAATTCACTTAAAGCAGGAGAATCAAACGATATTCAGATAGATGGATTGACACCAAATTTATATACGATCATTGTTTATTTAACTCCTGATATGCAACCAGAAGATGGTGGCACAGTTGAATTCTGGACACCTAATTTGACAGATGAAATCAAGGCAGCTGCTATTGATACACCATTTGGTCTTCAACAAGAACAAGAAGATAAGAAAGATATAATCAGAGCATACTCGCCTAAACCAGGAAGAGTAATAATCTTTGATGCTAGAATACCTCACATTGCAAGAGCACTTACATCAACAAGTAAAAAGACTCGAATATCTTTAGTGTTTAAATGTGCTGCTGTAAAAGAATTAATTAAAGAATAATAACTAGGGGACGTAGCTCAGTTGGTTAGAGTGTCTGCCTGTCACGCAGAATGTCGAGGGTTCGAGTCCCTTCGTTCCCGCCACATATAAATAGTACTATGGCCAATATTAATAATATATCTATTTCAGAAGCAGAGTTTACCGGTATGCAGGAGAGAGCAACTGCATTTATATTAGAAAGAGCTTTTAAAGATAATAAAAGATTTAATAGTGTTGAAGATATTATAAAAGATAAATCAACAAAAGATGGTCTTGAAAAAATATTTAGAACAGGAAATAAACAACTTTTTAAATTTGATCTTCCTGTTCAATCAAAAACACCTGAAGACACATGGCTTACTACATTTTACCTACAACAAAAACGTTTATTAAAAGAATTTTCTGGTGCTGAGTTTACAGTATTTAATCGTGATGGTGGATTTATGAAATTTATATCAGATTTAATTAAAGCTAAATTTGGCATATCAAGAAAAGACTCTTGGAATCCTGCTGATATATTTTTAATAAAAAAAGTAGATGTCTTTAGAAAGAAGATATTAAAAGAACTTGAAGGACCTAGTGGCACTCAAACAATAAAAGAGTTAAATGCTATGATGAGGTCTATGTTTGAAAAAAGAGAAGTCGTAGGTATTTCATTAAAGAAAATATCAGGTAAACAAGCACAATACGAAGAAATTAATGTAGATGAATCTTTTTTTAAAAAAATAGAATACGGATCAGGTGAGTATGATTTTAAATTATCAAAAGTAATATTAAAACTAAATCTTAAAGGTGACGATTTTGCAACACAAGATACTAATATATTTTTAAAAGATAGCACAAAAGACATTGCAAAGTTTCAATTAAAAGGAAATACAACTTCAAGACTAGCAAACTTAAAATTTGAAGGAACAGAATTAGGTGCAGCCGCTGCTAGATTAGGTAAGGCACCTTTAAACTTGGTTGAAAAATTATCTAGTTTTGTTGATCCTAAATTATATAATTCAACTACAAAAACAAATGGCAATTATCCTACTAATAGTGTTGAGTTTGAAAAAAGACAAAAAGAATTTTCTGATATGTTTAATAGAGTTGTTAAAATTCCAGAAGTAAAAGATATAGGTATTAAAACAGATAAAGAGTTTGTTTTTAATATGCTTAAAGTATTTGCAACTAATAGATCACACATTGCAAATATAAAATTAATGCAGTTATATTATGTAGATAGATTAATGATGTTAAAACCAGAATTAAGAAACGAATATTTAACAGATTTACTTTTTATAGCACAAAAGAAAGGGGCTAAAGTCTTTGATTTTGGGCCTTTCGGTAAATTATACTAATATATTACTTGACTTCCTGTTCAAGTTGTGATATAATATAAATAATCATATAATATTAAATGGAGAAAGTGCATATGCAAGGGTTTAAAAAGGTCTTAAATGAAGACCGAAATACACACCTTGAGCATTTAGAAGACGAGATTATTAATAATGGAACAAGCGGTGCAAAAACTTCGATTGAGTTTTTAAAGTCTATTAAAAAAATGCTACAAGGAGGCAAGGGAGGTTCAAACG